TTCGTATATTTTCGAGAGTTAGCGCTGCGGCTGAGGTACCGGGATCAGGATCAGGATTGTCTAAACGAGCCTGTCCAATATCTTTGGATGTAATTGTGTAGTTTATTCCTTCGTCATAAGGAATAGTTGCCTCGAAATTACCTTCGTCTTTTGTACTAGAGAAGGTAAAGTCTTCCCTCAAAGGACCAAAGTAGTAAATCTTCATTGAAAGATTTATCTCCATACGGATAGGAGTCATCGTATGATCAAACTTTGTATAGTTCACTGAGGCCCTATAAGGGCGCCCTTGGATTGAAAGTTGAGGACTAAACACCACGGTGACGTTGCGTGGGTTTATCATCATAATTCCGTTGTCTTGTAACTGAGGAGTTCCGTCTTCTATGACTCCTCTAACTACTAGATCAAAGTACTTAAAATCTTCTAGAACTCCACGAGGCATCGCTCCCGTAGCGTTCTCAGTCTGCCTATCAAACAAGAGCGTAAATTGAAAGTCCAAGATGCCCGGAGGGGCAACGAGGTTGTTAGCTCCATAGATGGTATTGAATGGGTCTAAGGCGCCCTGTTCAAGATAAGCAACATAATTACGCTGAATGGTTTCAGGGTTGAACATGAAGTACAAGCGGTACCCACCAGTAGGGTCGCTGCTGTTCATGTTACTTCGGCGTATGTATCCCCTGAGTATCTCAGGAGGATTACCTCCATTAGAGCTAGTGACTAGAGATGTTAAACGACCAGCCGCTCCAGTACTGAACGGAGGGTTTGCTCTGGCAGTTGGAGTGTCATTAAGTCGTTCATAAGCGTGCCTTTTAAGTAGGTTAGAGAAATTCCTCTCACTACTTAAAAGCGTTTTGAACTCAAGATCGGGGTTAGAACTGGTCCTGCCGTTAGGGTCGGTAACGACTAAGGTCGGAACGTATTCATTAGTAGTTACATAATTATTAGTAGCCATTAGTAACCACCATGCACTCGGACAAGAGCCTTTGCTCTATCTAGATATGTTAGTTCGTATCCAGATTCTATGGCCGACCCATCATCGTTAAGCGCCCAAGGAATAAGGTTTCCTGCGTCCTGCTTGAGTCGCATGAAAGCGTCCATATTATTTTGAGGAATTTGTAATTCTGCATCAGTGCCGTATTTCTCAAAATGTGCTTTTTGATTTATTTGAAACAAGCCGACACTATGATCTTTAGGTCCAATATATATTTGACCAGAATCAAATCGTGATTCTCTCCATGCTATAGCTACGGCTATAGCAGCAAGATCTCCTCTAAGCCCCGCCCTAAGTACAAGATCCGTCATCTGATCATCGGTCAATACAACTCCACTTTGACTAAATATTGTGCCATCACTAGGTGCATAACTGGGAACAACATATGGAGACACATAGTTTGTCTCGGGGTTGTCTACGCTAGCTTGCCCTATGTCTTTGGTTGTAACGGTGTAATTTATTCCTTCGTCATAAGGAATAGTCGCCTTATACACAGACTCATTGTTAAATTGGTTAAAGTTAGGAATGGTCTGTATAGGCCCTATGTAAAACGCTTTAAGACTTATGTTTACTGTGAGGCGAGTAGGAGTCATTCGATTATTAAACTTATCAAATGATATAGAAGAGTTGTAAGGTCTACCGTGTACCATGAGATCGGGACCAAATATCACAGCCACGTTTCTAGGATTTACCATCATTATCCCGTTATCGGGAATAGCATTGCCGCTGTTAGGAGTATCGGGAACCACTCCACGAACTACGATATCAAAAAAGTCGTAGTCTACTTTCGTACCGGTATGAGATGGGTCAGTAGCTACTTCTAGTTGACGGTCAAATAATAGGCTGAACGAGAAATCCAAGATGCCCGGAGGGGCAGAAAGGTTGTTTGATCCAAAAAGAGTGTTGTAAGGATCAAGAGCCTGCTGATCCAGATACGCCATGTAGTCCCGCTGAATAGTTTCTGGATTGTACATAAAATACAATCTGTACTTACTAGTAGGATCAGATGGGTCGATAGAAGATCGACGTATGTAACCACGAAGAATCTTATTGTCTTTTAAAGAACTAAGCTTACTGTTGTTGCTTGTTAATTTGAATGGAGGGTTAGATAGCCCTTGGCTAGATAAGGAAAGTCGGTCAGTGGCGTACTGATACTCAGTGATTGAGTCTGGAACGCTGGATAGAAGAGACGTTCGAGACTGAGCGTTACTATTCCTATTTACATTGCCGTTGTAGTAGCTGTTAGTTTCAACATAGTTTGTCATCAGGACTTTCGCCATTCCCTACGAGCAAACTCTGTTTCAAGATGGTTGGCAATAGTAGAAGCAGTTCGCTGGGCGTCTATAGGGGAGTTACCAGTACTACTCAAATGAATCTCAGTCTTGAATATGATAGGAGATTCCATTTTGGCGTTTATTGTAGGAGACTGGTTCATCATAGACGCAGGATCTCCAAACGCAGAGTCAGTGCTTCCAGATGAGAAAAACTTACCGCCCGCTCCTCCTGTGAGTAGATTACCCGAATATGGTTGATTCATTAGGTTGTCTAAAGTAGAACTATCAATAGTTGTCTTACCGAAAATATCAGACAGACCAGAGATAGGACCCGTTGCCAACTTCATAAATCCGCTCATAAGGTTATCCAATATTGTAGAGAAGGAACCACCTTTTAGCATGTTTGTTAAAAGCTGTTGTAAAGCTTCAGCAGCAACGGTTGCCAACACCGCTCCACCAAGACCACCTAGAATGCCTGTAGCTGCTTCGCCGGGACCTCCGATTGGTAAACCACTTGAGGCAGATCCAGAAGAAGGGTCTCCATAAGGCATAGTTCCCGCCAACTGAACATGCCAAGGCTCGTTGTCGTATGAAGCCGTCTGGAGTCCGAATTTCCCAGCGTTTGCCTTTAACCAGCCTAACTGATTATTTGGTCCTAAATCAGCAGCCCAACCACGGGTGTGCTTGCTTCTTGTGGCCGATCCTACTCTCCCAACTCCCTGCTTTTGAAGTCGGTTTTGAGTAACGGTGTCACGATAACCTGAAGTTATTTTTAGATTAGGATTAGCCTTCATCATGGCTTGAACACGTTTACCAAGATCGGGGCTTAAATGAGAAGTGCTAGTTCCTCCGTAAGCTCCATAGTCTCCTACAGGAGAAGTGTCACCTATAGGATCTCCAATACCAGAGAAAAAGTCAGCAGCTAAGCCTGCTCCAGAAAGAAGGGTGCCCATTTTAGAAGAAGCAAGTTTTATAAGAAGAGGCATGAACATGGACATAAGCTCTGAAGGAGCCAAAGCCATAGCCGCTCCTAAGTTTGTCCCAGTAGCCAACTTTGCAAGGTCTTGATCAAGCCCCTGCATTCCGACATTGAAACGCCTATCAGCAGATTCTCTAGCGCCATACATCCCATACATCTCAGAACCCATGAGGATATCTCGGCGGCTTCCTTGTGCCATGGATCGGACACGTTCATATCCTAAATCCATACCTCGGTCTTGGTTTACATTGGCTTGTAATTGAGAACCCTGTTTAAGAAGTCCTGCTGCTACGGGGCTGGCTTTGCCCGCATTAGCGAGAGCGTACTGCCACCAGTAGTCTGCCATGTTCTGGGGAACGCCCATCATCTGGAACCAAGCGTTTATGTTAGAACCGGGAAAGTTCTGCGCCATAAGCTCTTCTTTATTGAACGTATTTCCCTGACCGCCTCCGGGCCGTTGTTCAGAAAGAAATTTGAGAATAGACTCAGCCCATTCAGCAAGGCTCTTATAACTTCCACCTTTTCCGATCATGGTGAAAGCGCCTTGACCGAGGTACATACCCTTCTGCTGAGATTGGGTATTACCGATGTAGTTAGACATGGCTCCAGCCAATTGGCCTGCACCAATGCCGGGAGTTAAGGTCTGCATCTGTCGTACAGATTCAAAGAACCCTGATCTTCCCGGTATACCAGAACCCGCAGAAGCTTTGTTGCCAGTCATAAAGGCTCCAACACCTTGACCAGCCAATACAGTTTCGACAATATCCTGTATCGATCCTTTTACAGGAGTTCTATCGCCAAGGTTCTTAAGTAGATCTTGAACCTTCATTCCCATCATGCCAGCGTTGGGAGCTAAAGCTTGGGATATACCTAGAGTAGTGTTTCTGTTTCCTTGGAATCGGTTGTAGGAGTACTGTAAACCAGCACCTGTTACCGCTCCATACACATCAGCAGCGCCACCTAATGCCCCTAGGAACATGTCCCCCATGGACCCATTAGCAGTCGCTCCGATCCCAGTGGTTAATGGACCACCTCCACGACCACCGCCACCGCTGTTACCAAACATCCCACCGCCGCCGGGACTGAACTGGCCGTTGTTATTAGAAGCGAATACCTGAGCACCATGCCATACCGAACTAGCTACGTTAGTCGCCGGTCCTCGTGCCCAGCTTCCGATTGCTGAAGCGCCGGAGGAAGCGGCTCCCCCCATAGCGCCTCGTGCATCACTCCATACAGTACTAAGTGAAGAGAAGCTCGCTTTAACCTTAGAAACAGCAGGAGTTAAAGCGTTGAGCATCTGAGCAGTATTAGCTAAGGCTTTATTTAGTTTACCTGCCTCAGCCGTAAGCTGAGTAAGCTGAAGCTCATCTGCCACTGTCTCGTCTCCACTGCATTAATCTGAGCCAATACGATCTTTCTCGTTTGGTCAGGTTTTTGATTTCAGTTAGATTCCAACCGGAATACTCCCGAGAGATCAAATCATATTCAAGATATAGGGTACTTATATTAAGGACGAAAAATGTCACCCCACGATAAAGCAAGCACCAGTTCAAAACCGCAGTTTGCACAATCCATTTTAGGATTCATATCGGGGGTGGGTTGTTTGTCTACAATAAAATCAAGGATCTTCCTACGGTCACCCATGCCCAGTTTTCGAGCGGTTCCTATAGGATCAATTACTGGCTTGTCGTTTAGTTCCACTAAACATTGACTTAGCATTAGAGAGCTTTGTTCAGCAGAACTAGATCCTTTTCGCTTTAGAACTGTTAGCTGATCGGAACCATTCGAGAGCCTGTAAGTAATAGAATCTCCCTTAGAAGTTACTAAGCTGTAAGTAAGGGTGTAAGGGTTTTCCATAGCAGGTATTTTGATATCTTGCGAAATTATGACCGTCGTTGTCGCTTGGTTTCCGCAAGAAGGACATGTGTGTTCTATGTCCTTATCATCCCCATACGTTATTCGTGCAATATGAACGAACAACTGTTCCCTCTCACCAATGAGAAGTTCAGCAAGCATTGACTGGCGTTCGGGAAAGCTCAGACCGGAAAGAGATACCGATCCGATCCGAGCCGTCCCATATACAAGCACCCCATCAAAGAAGTCGATGGGATCGTTGAATCGCGCCAAAGCCTCTTCGTCCGCTCCAGTAAGTTCCTGAAGCTCTACCTCTGTTTCCCATTTTCCATTGTTATATCGGCCTCTAGGAATATCAACAATCGTTACAGGAGAATCCTCAATAAGAGGCACGTTCCCTGTAAGCGTTTTTTGAGCGTCCTGAAGCTCTTGCTCCTTAGACATTTGTGTGTCAACGTCAATGAATGTCACGGTTTATTCTCCTGTGAGAGGTAGGTTATTTAGGAAGACTTAAGAGCCGTGGCCTCAGTCGAACCCCAGAACACATCAAGGCCCTCGTGATGCACAGTCATCTGTGATACAAGAATAGCATTATCCATAGCGTTCAAGCCTGAGAATGCCACGTTGGCTACCCAAGCATTGTATAGTTGGAACGCCAACACGGGAGAAGACGTATCGTTCCTAACCGAAGCACCCGGACCCTTAGTAACAGGGTGGTCGAACACTCGGATGAGCATATCGAAACGATAGTCATCGTTAAGACCGATCTCTCCCTTGCCCCACTGCACCGCAAACATCTGCTTAGCAAGGTTCCACATACCGGGCTTCTGATAGAAAACGCCAGAGGAAAGAGTGACTGGCGAGAAGTCCGTCATACCAACCATCTTGTGAGGATTGGTATTCCAGCCACCCTCACGATAGGCGATCATTTCAGTGGACATGTTAAGTCCGTCCACTGAAGTGAAGCCCATCTCACCAATGCCCTTTTGGAGCTTGTCAGTGTAGTGAAAGATTTCTACCTGAAATTTAAAGTTACGCAGCGGATCGGCGTACTGCCGAGTGCGCTCCGACATAGATGTACCAGCCATTTTTATTTTCCTCCTCAGCCCTTGGGCTGAACTTCAGCAGCGAAACCGCCGCTTTCGAATTGGGTAACACGGATGACAATGAACTCAGCGGGGTACTCAAGAGCAACGCCGATTTCCATACGAACCTCACCGGCAGCAATAGCGGCAGGGGTATTGAGCGTTGAGTCGCATTTAATGTAATACGCCTCTGATGTATTGTTTCCACGAAGACCGCCTGCTTCCCAAAGTGGGCGAAGAAGACGTTCAGCAGACATTTGAAGCTGAGTCCACAGTCGCTGATCGTTGTTCTCAAAGAGAGCGAACTGCGATGAACGCCGGAGGCTTTCCTTGATATAGATGAGCGTGCGGCGAGCAGAGATGTAACGAGTAACTCCATACTGGTTTCGAGTCCGAGCACCCATGATTGCTATGCCGGACCCAACAACAGGACGGATAACATTGATGTTCAACGAGTTAAGTTCTCCAAGCTCTGAATCAGAGAACTTGGTGTCAACGCCGATGGAGTTAGTGATTCCAGCGACAAGGCCAGCAGGCGCACGGAATACACCAATAGTGCTATCGATACGGCTGATAACTCCAGCAACGGCACCACCCGGAGGAATAGTTATCGTGTTTCCTGATTTCTTAGGATCTGGAATGATAATCCACGGAGTGAAAGACGCTGTATACGAATCACCCGTGTTACTAGTTAGTGTAGAACGGTTTTGACCCATGTAAGCAGCGCTTGTATCCCCATAAGCCCTAGCTTTAACACTATCATTGATGTAGAACACATCTCCACGGGAATCGAATGTGCCAGCAGGAACGACATTGGGGACAACGCATGCGTTCACATCATTGATATCAGGGGTGTACCCAACCAAGTTCAGAATGATCGGACCCTCTATCTTACTAACGGCATTTTCTGTCGGAGTAAGGTAATCATCGATTGATGGAACGTCAGGGTCTGTCCCATGCTCAAAAGCTTGTATAGTTGATATGTTGATATTAGGATTACTTGAAGAGGCGTTGCTAATCCGCACAAAGGAAGATCCAGAGTAAGGATCGTTTATAGCAGTATCAACTTTTCGAGTTCCAAGGTAATCACCTGTCATAGTCAGGTATTGAAAGCGCTCAACTTCAACACTGTTTTTATAAACTGCAAGTGTGAACACCTCGTTAGAGGTATCGGTGTAGTTAACCGAAATGCTAATGTCATTGCCGGAAGTACCTGCACTTCGTGCGTTTGCAATAAACGAAGTATGTCCGTCAGCATTGACTACCGGTGAGCCACTACCTGCACCTGCGGAAGCATTAGCTAAGTTAGTATTTGTGAACTTAAAGGTATTGTCTGTAAGGTAAGTTACTATATAACTACCATTAATGTCTTCATCGCCGGACGTGTACCCAGAAATAGTGACGTAGTCATTAGTGTTTAGGCCATGACCTGTAACGGTCACAGTAACCACTCCGTCAACGATAGTACGACTGGTTATAGATTTTTGGGTTATGGTAGTGCCATCAGTCACCACGACATAAGCCTTTTGACCAATATCGTCTCCCGTCGCCCGCTGGATATAGCAGGGCTTTCCTCCATTTTGGAAGTAGGAGTACACAGCGTACGGAAGGTACGAGGTGTAGGAAGCGACAGGGTTGGTACTTTTTATCGTGTCAAAACCCCCAAAGTTGACAACGTAGTCCGACCAAGTGTCGCATCGGACAGGGAGGTCAGTCGGACCAGTGCTTGCTGGTCCAACAAAGAGGGCGAGAGATGTAGCAGAAGAAGTATCACCTGTATTGATCAACAGGGATTCTTCTAAATACACTCCGGGTTTACGGTAATCAGACATTGTAAAACTCCTAAAAAGGTTAAGTGTTAGGGAAAAAGGATGATTTCAACTAGATACTTCTACGAGCCAGACGGCGGTTCGACAGTGAGATAGTCGGCATATGCATGAACATCGTCATATGCGTGGAGAGCAGGTTCTCTAGCTTCCACAGGAGTGGGGTAGAGATCGATGTGTAGGCGGTAGGCTTTTTCAATCGCATAAGCACGGCTTTGCGGTATTTCTGCATCCATAGAAATTGTATATATTTTACGAAATATACGTTTGTTGCCGGATTCGGTAGTTTCCATAATGTCGGCGGGAGTCATTTCCTGTAACTCACAACGCCTCCAAGTATGATCCGCTTCAACCCCAATCCAGAAGGGGCGGGGAGGAAAGATATCTGTCATAAAACGGCTTGCCAGATAACGATCATGCATTGCAGAACGAGTGTGTACGCATACTTGATACATTAAAGTATACATAAGATATGGCTCTATATGGTAACCGGTCGTCTCAGAGTCCTTATCAGGGAGCGTAGGAGATGTGGAAGGTATGTACATACCCCTTCGAACTTCTTCCCCAGTTATAGGATCTTCAAAGATAGAGTAGTTTTCGTCGACATGGTGGAAGCTGGTCCATCGGTCGTACGAAGGATTTATGGCGAGAAAATCTATAGTGATAAAGGGGAACTTGATTCTGCGCTCCCCTTCGGGATACCGGAACCAGACATCCACAGGAGTCGTACCATTTTTATCAGGAACAGCAATGCCGAGGAGATACTCCTTAAGAGCAGCATCCTCTGCTAGCAGGAGTCCCGTATGCTCCTCTAGATCTACTTGCCCATTGAACAGGTCATAGTCCCAAGTGTTCATACTAACCCTGCCGCCTCACTGCCGCCGTACATAGCGGAAACGCTTCTAATGAGGGGCACTGGGGGATGCTCAGCGTCACCATACTCTGCGGCCATAGCCTGAGACATGACATCAGTGTTCTTAACACCTACAACGAATTTACCGTCCTGAGACCACATTTCTATGTGCTCAGCAACAGGTAACCATCGTTCATTTTTACGAGCGGCGGCTTTCATGTCTTCTTGTACATGCAACATAGCTGTTTCAGCGGAGGCTTGGGCGGCAGCGTTCACAGCCTTGGCGTATTCATCCAAGGCAGCAAAGAAATCTACACCAATGTGTAGAGAATTTGCCATTCCCCTGCCTCCAAGGCACTATGCGTTGAGTAGCCAACCGCTCAGTCGACTACTTAAATATCATACACCATTACAACAAATTAAGCACTAGGTGCATCGTTGTATGGTCCAATATCAGTAATAGTAAAGGAAGCATTGTAACTTCCTCCCAGCATCGTTGTTCCAACAGCGGTGGAGGTGAACCTAATCCTGTAGTACCTATCGTCTGTAGTTGCCGGAGTGTACGCAAAGTTAGCGGTCCAAGCATTATATTCGTTAGGAACTTGCGTAATCCTTGGAAGCTGTACCTTCTCAACGCCGCCGCCACTGGGAGAGACCGCTTCTGTAAACTTAGGACTTAGAGTCATGGGTGCTCCGGCACCGTAACTGTTTAGGGTTCCCTGTGCTGATATTGCGTATCGTCTGTCTGCTCGAAGAGTGTAAGCAGTAAGGGTACTTAAAACCGTTGTGATATCAGTACCAATTGGCACGTCAAACGGAGTATCGAAGAAGAAGGTGTCGCCTCCACCAACGAAACCCCAAGATTGGTTCCACGGTGGCAACCACCCAGTAGTGGCTCCATAATAGACAAGGAGACTTCCAGTAGAATTCTCATAGATGATCTGCCCTCTAGTGGGGCTTGTGATGTCTCCACGGTCTTCTACATTGATAGTAATACCACTACCTAAATTACCTAAAGACATAGCTCCAGTGGAGTTGTTAAAGGTTATTCCAGTACCAACAGTAGCAGTTGGTACTTTTATCTCAGAGGTAGATAGCCCATCTGTTATAGAAATGTTATTAGATCCTACAACAGTAGTGTAACCAGTATCACTATTTCGTAGCCGCAAAGCGTGCTTGGTAGCATTGTAGAACAGACGACCTTCAGCAGGCGCCCCAGCAGGGTCTCCTACATTCCTGACTATAGAACGCTCTTGAAGCCAGTCGGCGTCCTCTTTTCGCCAGTTATCAGTTAGGTTGGTCCAAGTGACTTCGCCACGTCCATCGTCGGGAATAGTTGCAGACATTTCAAATCTCCATCAGTAAGTGGGTGGGAAGAGATCCCACACACGCTCGTCTTCGGGCTGAGTCTCAATACCTGAGATCCCAATGACAACGTCCTGACGAGCACGACCTCGTATCTGGAAGTTGCTTATTTCATAAAAGCGGCCATCGTAATAGATGATGTCGTTGAGTCGGTCATCCCACCATGGCTTACCAAAGGGCTTATTATCCCAAAGCCGCCCTCCATGGGCCTCAGTGGAGTCGATACCGGTCTCATCGATAGTGCGTGCAGAACAGGCAAAACGGATGCGCTGTGTAGGTCTACGGCCTTCAGCAGAATAGGTTTCTGTGTCTTCCATCTGGTCGACCCAGAGAACGGGCACGGCAACGCCGTTCAAATAGTTCTTACCACCTTCGTCATACACGTTGTCGTATGACGAGTCGATATCAAACTTGAACCAGATGACTGCTTCGCCAATCTTATTCTGGTACCGGTTCATCTCTTTGAAGACGTGGTTTACTTCTCTACGAGTATCAACCATATCCTATACCACCAGTGCCTATCGTTCCCCAGCCGCCATAGCCGAAGTCCCATGACTCAGTGACAAGATTTTGGTCCTGAGAACCCCAGAAAGCTTCCTCATCCTCAAAGGGAACATTCTCTTCGGGATCAATAAGGGGACGGATACGGATCGGGGGACGAGGATTGTCGATCTCACGGCCACGGTACAGAGGGGCGTAGCGGTTGGAGAGGCGAGTGATACGTCGCAGGGTATGCATCTCAATGCGCTTGAGACCGACGTTGAGCATTGCTGCCTTCTCCTCGTACCGCTTTTCCCAATAAGTGATCAGAGCCTGAACCTGCTGATAGCGCTGATGGGCAGGAATGATCATGCCTTCGGGAGAAGATATATCGATATCGGTAGCAAACTCTGAGAGCAGGGACCACAATGCTCCAACAAGAGCACCGATACCCATGACCTCAACTTCAACGCCCATAATGGACTGAAGGTCGACACCGGGACGGTGGTGCATATGCTCGTTGATGGTGACACTAGAAAAGAAGTTAAGGTCCTCATCAAGGAACCATTGATAGTACAAGCCCGACACATACACACCGTTAGCGTACTGAGTTGGATTGTTTATCTTTAAAAGGCCGTTCCTAGAGTTAACGACGAAGTCGGTCACAGGAGAACCGTCTGTGTTGTCAACTACAGATACTGATGTCGGCTCAATATTGGGCTGTGGAAGGCGCAGAGTGGCACCGACAGTGGCGAAGTTGATCTCGAAAAATGATCCAAAGTCCCTACTGAGTTTACGCGCTACAGATGAAACTTCTGCCAAGGATGTCATGTATCTATAGTACCTTATGTAAGTCGATACCGTATAATAACAATTCCACTGCCGCCTGCACCGCTAGCGGCACCGAATGGGCTGAGTGGGTTGCGAGCGCCACCACCACCACCGCTTCCAGTGTTGGCAGCAGCGGAACCTCCGGGGCTGCCTGTTGCGTCAGTGAGGCTGGTGGCTTCACCTCCGTTGCCTCCTCCTGACATCCCACGCCCACCAATACCGTTTGAGGAACTACCAATGGAGCCACCACCGCCACCAGCAAAACTTGATGGGATTCCTGTCAAGTCATTTATCCATGATGGCGCAAGACCTAAACCTCCGTTGCCACCAAAGTTATTACCGTTATTGGTGACACCTACAGAAGTAATAAAAGTGACTGATCCTTTTACACCGGCACCTGAAGCAGTGACGGTGACCGTAGCCCCTGCGCTATGAGTGGCGGCAGTGGTTTGAAAAGCACCTCTGTTGACTGTAAGAGTGGTGCCAGAAATCCCATAAACAATCATTTGTTCAGAATCTATTTGGAGAGTTGAACCTATTGATATTCCAGTTGCAGAGGCAACGGTAATAGAAGTAGTTGTTGTTGTGGTAATCACGTTACTTGTAGTGTTTGTAGTAACTGTGCTACCCGCACCACCGCCGCCGCCAGCGGCTTGAATATTGGCATTCCAGTAAGTACCTGCTCCACCAACACCACCAGCGGTGGCAGAACCGCCCGATATAGTGTTTGGTGGGGGCAACACAAGGGTGCTGGTGTAGGTTCCACCGCCACCGCCACTGGCTCCAGATTTACCGGCATTGGCTGATGTTGCGCTTGTTCCAGTTCCAGA